CAGTCAAAAACTTCTGGCATGTTTTTCATCGGGTAGGAATTACTACATGAATGGCAGTGACCATAGCCATCATCATTCCAGTTGAATGCATCGCTTGATCCGCACTCTACATACGGACAAGCTAGGTGTGGGTTATCGTTTTCTGCCATAGATCAAATCCCAAAGTGTTTCTAAGATTACTAATACAGAAATTACTGGCCATGTCAAGGCAAAAATTAAAGGACTGCCATATTCTACCTTTTCAACTATAGTTAATACTAGGATAGCACCTAATAAATAAAGAATCATTCCTGAATAATATATGCTCATGAGTTTGTATCGCTCCTCTCTTTTGCTCTGTTGCGTTCATCTAAACTAAACGGTCTGATGTCGTTGTAACTACTGACCTCATCAACAGACCTATTAGTATCGTAGTCTACTATCACACCAGTGTTCCATTTGTTACACTCTTCTTGTGCATCAGTAAAGTTGTCAAACAATCTAGGCTTAGGGTAATTAGGAAATCCATCTGTATCTTCTGGCACATACATGATGTCACCATCTACATCAATTACTATTGCTAGTCTCATCCTTTTCTCCTTCTATCTGTTGTGTTTTCTGGTAGGCAAACTATACCTGTAACAGGATCGTTGAAACCTGCCACTGCTATTATCTCTATCGCAAGTGTATCAGAATTGGCAGGGTTGTTGACATAATTTACACAAGCATCCTCATGTTCAAAAGATTTGTTAAAGACAATGAAAGGATTGCCTATAGTTAAGGTCACTAGTATTACCCAATTCATCTCGTGTCCACTTCCAAACAAGCTAGTGTCTCTGAGCTATGGTTGACTAGCACCACCGCTTCTTTCAATGCCAACTGGCAGTCTTCTTTTTTACCATAAGATCCTAACTGGTAGTAATCAACTCCTTGATTAGTTACAAGTTGCATCCACACTAGTATCCACATCATTAGTCTTCTCCTTTCTTGCTAACTCTAATCCCTTACGTAGCATTTCTTTTGCATCTTCATACTGCCCTCTGCACATACAATCATAGCTCCACTTGATCCATGACATAGCACCCTTGTTCAATTCGGTGGCCTCACTTGTAATGTCTTGACTATCTACAACAGCCCCACCACCTACCTTATTGGCATTAAGAAACATTAATAAGCTAGGCTTGTCTACTGGTACATCGACAGGAGTGTAAGCTTTGCCACACATCTTACGTGCATCGGCTTGTGTTCCTGCCCATACACCCTCAGAGTTTCTGTATAATTTCATTGTCTTTGTCTCCTTTCTAATGCAGACTGTGCTGTCTTCAAACTAAATTTATTATATGGATTTAAACTTGATACACTCTTGTGACCAGAGACAGACTGGATAGCTAAATGATCTACCCCACTTTCTATCATCTGTACTATCGCAGTCTTTCTCAAGTCACCAACTCGCAGGTCATCAGGAAGTCCTACAGTAGCCTTAACTTCTCCAAGCAGGGAGGTCATCTGGGATACCGTCAGTGGTCTATAGGCACTGTCTTGTGGCCTGTGATGAGGTACTACATATTCTTGAAAGTCCCAATCCTTTTTCTGTTCAGTTAGCATTTCTAATAAGTTGTCAGGTATTGGTAGTTCAACGGTAGCACCACGTTTACTTTGAGTGATAGTAACTTTACCTTGTTCTAAGTCAACTGATTCCCAAGTCAAGTTACGGATGTCTATAGGTCTCTGTCCCCACTCATAACACATGAGAACAATTAGCCCTATGTTTCTCCACTCAAAATTACCGAAGGCAGTGTCAAGAAAAGACATCACTTGGTCATGTGTCCATATCACAGATCGAGGTTCGCTTGATCTCTTCTTGACCCTAGCCATCGGGTTGTTTGGTATCTCATCTATTGAGATTAGAAAATTCATGAGAACTGAAAACACTCTGGCAATATGGTTTGCGTTTGCTGTTGAGGTTTCCAGTTCTACTGTATCGTATATCTCTAGACACATAGCAGGGTTAAGCTTCTTGATGTTAACATTGCCAAGTGTCTTGCCCATAACAGACATACGACAGATAGATGCTAGAGCATACTCATAGTTTAGTTGAGAGGATCTAGACAGGGAGCTAAACTGTCTGGTTCTAAAGTATTTATTCATAGCATCTTTTAGTTTCATATCTTTCCTTTCGTACTTAAAGTATAACTTAAAGTATCTAATAACTTTTAATTATAATTATTAAATACTTATAGTTATACTTTAAGTAATACATATATGCAAATCAAATCTTAGTCAAGCGTGACACAGTGTCACATACTATATCTAGTATTGTACAGTTTGGTATACAGATTAGCATCGTCTATCTTACACTCTTCCATTAAGTCTAGCGCTGTCATACCTAGTGAATCTAGTAACTCAGCGACAGCAAAGGGATTATCTGCGACAATCTCAAAGAGTTGACCTACATTATCCATGCTACTTTCGTAGGCATAACTACCCACACCAAAGTCTTCATAGCCTAAGCTGTACCCATACCGACTACCTCTACTGATAGTCTCAGTGATAGTTGGGTCACGCTCAAACACCAGCTTAGACCAGTCAGCATTCTCCAGTGCATACACTAGCTTCTCTAGGTAGGCTAAGTCCTGTGACTCAGTGGTACTGTGTTGACCGTAGTAACCAACGCTGATGTTAGTGCACTCAGATACAATCTCAGCATACTCATTGCTGTCAGTGTATGAACCACCAGTATCAGGCTTGAGCTGTGGCATATTGAGTGCATCTGCAAATGAATTAGCAAAGGCATCTGATGCAGTGCGAAAGCCCATCTGGTGTGTGATCACAGAGTTGTCACCGTACCTGTCAAAAGATATTACAGCCTTGGTATAGGTAAGCCACATGGGATAGTCTCTTACCATCTCCATGCTACCTCTACAGCCAATCTCTTCAGCCGCATGAATGACATAAGTGCCCTCGATACCTGCCTCTATCATGGACAGTATGACGTATATACCAGAGGTACAGTCAGCACCTAGACAGCTGGATACTTTGGGGTCAGCTACAGTCACTACATCATTGGTGACTACTAGCTTCTGCATACCGCCCTGTCTATGCACAGTGTCATGGTGTGCAGTAAAACAAAGTTTTGGTTTGTTGCCTACCTGTAAGATGTAGTTGCCATGATCATCAGGTTTGCCAAAGGTTGGTTCGATGAATCGTTCACAAAACAACTGTTGTGCGTCTGATCCTTGGGGTCTCATGTACCCCAACATTTCTATTATACTATACATTATAGCTCCTCTTCATTTACATAATAACATCCATCGGTCTCATTGTAAGACCAATCATCTTCATGGTCATCCAGTGCTTGCTTACACACCTTCTCACCGTCACCTGTTCTACACATCTCGTCATTGTGATACCACTCGTCAGTCCAGTCACACTCAAAGTAATCAGCCTCAAGAGTAATAGGATCAACATAAATATCCTCTGACTCGATATATGTAACACTGTCACAGTCCCAATACTCACCGTCACTATCACAGTAGATAAAGTCATCACCGTACTCAATGACACTGGTAGCTACCATTTCAGTATAACTACCACCAGTACCCATGATTTTTACCGTAGTAGTATTATCCCTGTGTACATCTTCTCCTGCATACTCACAGTAGATATGCTCCTCATAGTAGCAGGACTCGCAGTAGTATTCCTCTGTGTGCTCTGAGAAGTAAGACTCATCCTGAGTGAGACCCACTTCACAACAGTAGCAGTGATACTCATACCCACCAAGTATACCACTATAACAACTGGCATCAATCTCACCGTAACTATCTACATACAGATATTTACCGTCATCAGTCAGATGTTGTGGGGATATGTCTAGATAGGGTGCAATGAAACCCTCACCATCAGGGTTAGGTATCCTACACAGTCTAGCACCAGACCAGTCAGCATCGCCTGCCTGTACTGCATCCATAACATCAGTCAAGTGATCGTTAATCATGTCAATAGACTGCTCGGATACACCGTAGATCGGTCCAGCTTGTGGCTGATCTCCATGTACAGCTACCACACACCTACTACACACCAGACCATCCTGATCTAACACATAGATAATCTTGAAGTCGCCACTAGCGTAAGCCTCGACAGGATGTTGAGGTAGGTTGGAGAACTCATACCGCATACAGCTGTGAGCCATATGCTTTCTCTTGTAGGTAGTCTGCACGTTTTCACTATTAGACTGCTCACCAGAGTATGCAAGCTTGAAGTCGTCTGGAGAATCAGAAACGTGAAGCCCAAGCTCACGGGGTGCAAACTTCTGTAGGTATTCATCAGTGATGTAATTAAGTGAAGTATGGTCAAGCTCAGGAAACATAAGCTTGATAGCACGAGCAGGACGCATAGCTGTCTCACGATCATCATCTAAATCTTTGTGACATTTGTACAAGGTGATCTTACCCTTGTACTGTTGTGAACGTCTGCAGTTGAAAGCTCGTAACCTGTACTTAAGTTTAAACGAATCACTCATGACAGATAATTGTTTGCCTTGATAATATATATCAGTGTTATCTATGATACCCATGAACCAATCTTGTAGCACATGATCACTAGCTGAAAACAATACACCATCATAGTCACCCCATGCACGAAGCACAGGGTCAGACTCGTTAGGATCTTCACGGTACTGTTTCTTGACTACGAAACCATACTTGTCAGGTGTAACCAAGTAGAACATACTACCATCAGATAGCTGTACGTTACCACCAACGAGTGTGGGTTTACCATTTTCACTACCCCACATAAGATTATCAAACAGGTGTGGTTGATATGGTACAAGCCTGTCACATATATCATCACCATAATGATTTCTGATCTCATCAGTATTTACTGGAACGAGTGTGTAATTTGCCATATTAAGACCTCCAATCTGGCTCCTCACCCCAACGCCATGTCAAGGTGATGTTACGTTCTTTCCAACGATCATTCATGTACATTCGATATGCTTGATGCACATCATCTATATCTGAATAATCAACTCCACGTTCTAAATTCCTAGCACAGTTTGCAAACGGTGTCAAGTACTCATCTGGAAAATCTCCATCATCTGCATACTTTTGGAATCTAGGTATCAGTCTGGCAGACTTGTGGTCTCCAGATTTCTGATTGTATAGCCAACTCATGTGATGTAGTAGCCACTGAAAGTTGGCACGAGACTGTCTAGCCCACTTACTGCATGGGTGGTTTAAGTATGCAGTTTTGTAGACTTCAAGTGTAGTGTCAGGACACAAAGCCCTCACTGCGGTGGACAACATTTGTGCAGACTCAAGTATCATCTTGTTCTTACGAATGTCATCCAACCACAGAGCAGACCGCATCGGACACTTGTCAAATGCAAATATATTCATTAGATCTCCTGTGTTTTTATAGCATCAGCTATTTGATGTAGCTTATCCCTTAGCCAAGCACTATCCAAGTCCTTAGCTTTTATTCTACTTTTCAAGTCATTGACTTCATTCAATAGAAAAGCATTATCCTTTTTCGTAACCATGAAGTCTCTGCGCTCACGTTTCTTCAAGGCAGGTTGCATAGCTTCAGTATAGATATTGTAACCGAAGTGTTTGTTGCGATAGCCTAGAGCCACACGCCACCTACCTATAGTTCGTTCATCCACACCATACTTTTCTTGTGTAGCTTTACGAGTGTGATGCTCATAGTATTGACACACCTCATGCTTGAATGAGTTTGCGTAACGATGTTGTTTAGAATTTGCCATGTTTATATCTCCTCTACATGAACATTAAGCATTGGTTACAATGCGACTGATTAGTTTACTTACATCCTTGACCTCACCACTAGGAAGTTCTAATTCAAACTCCATATCAGTATGACCAAAGTCCTCATCATCTTTTTGCAGACGATACACTATTTCATTGAGGCTAGTGCCCTCCTCATAGATAGGCAAGAGACCACCTTCAGTCTCATACCATCCATCCAATATAACTTTATGTACCATGTTCCATAATCCTCTCACATATTCTACGGTAACTTGTTATAATTACAATACGCCCCTTATCATTATAAAGGACGTACTTCCTACCACTTTTTACTATTCTCATATATCCACCTTTACATCATTCACTCTTGGGGTTTCCCATACGTCCACTTTGAACTCAGGCTCAGGATAAACAGAACGCATTTCACTCACCAAGTCTGTTAAATTGTCGCCATTATTCCATTTATCTTTAGGCAATAATGGCGTGTTTATCCTGAAGTAATGGACGTAGACATAATCATTCATACCTACAGTCCACCTACGTTCTAGCTTACGCTTAGACACATTTATTCTATAACTCACGTCACAATACCTCCTGTTCATATTCATTATCCAGACCCACCACTGGCGTGGTGTACGTCACAAAATGAGTAAGCGCATCACCATAATTGTCATACAACTTACTCTTGGCAAGATCACCTTGCACGTTAAAAGAACGCACTATCCATGAGCCATAGCCGTTAGTCCACAACTCATACCTACGTCCAAACGCACCTTCTGCGTTATCCCATATTTGCATATTACACCTCTATTTTTATGGTTTCAATAATGACATTACAGCCAGTGTCTTTCTCGGCATCATGTCTCGCATCATAGGCATCCCAGATACAATGGTGGTCTGAGTGTACCCATGCACCATCACCAGAATTGGTGACAATTACTAAATATAAATTCATACTTTACCTCTTTGTTGATTGGACACAATTATATCGTACTATTTCTAAGTAGATATATTAAAGCCCTCACAAATTAATGCAAGGGCTTAGACTATATTTACTTTAAGTGTTTGATTAAGCAGCTTTTTTCTTGCTCACTGTAGCCCGTTGCGCTTGCAATGCGGCTAGTAATGCGGCAGTTTCTGCAATTTTTTGCTCTAATAATTCGGGATGTTTTTGTGCAAAATTAGAGGCACGTTTTTGAACATCAATTTCTTTTGTAGTGTTCTTATCACTATCAGTCTTGAAAGCGTCACGCCATTTTTCGCTACGAATTGAAACATTGCCAGAGATTTTAGCTAGTGCTTCAATAGCACTATTTGACAGCTCACAATTTTTAGTTTTGATTTTTGTATAAACACCACCCTTACTCTCAATCTTTGCACCTATCCAAATTTTACCAGTCATAAACTTGATAGTATTAGCAAGCTTAGTATCTCCCTTTTTAAGGGCAATATTTAGAAGTTTTATAATTGGTGTAGTATCACCATTTGAACGGCCATGATCAAAAACGTTAGTTGTATATTCACCAACTTTAAAACCATTACCTACATTGTTTGAGAAATTTGTGATTGTTTTTTCAATCGTCATTTTATTAGCTCCTATATGTTAATGACAAAATGATTTTTACCAAAGTAAAAACCTAAATGAGCAATGTTAACAGATATTTTAAATTTAATATCCCATTGCTCACAAGCTTTTTACTTTACTTACTTTTGAGCGGTTATCCATACTATTAAACCCTTGCTAATAGGTTTTAATAAACTAGCCACTTGCCATAAAATATTTTGATAAAATCAAACGTTATAATCTTATGGCGCATTGCTAATTAGGACTATATCTCTTTTTCATTTTCGCACTTTGCATTTGCCATGCGTTACCCCGTCTATGAAAAGCCCAAAGTAATAATTGCTTATTACCTTGTAACCCTCGACTAACTTCTATTTATGTTTGAGCTTCCTAAATCCGCTTGCGCTTTTTGAGACTAACCCTAGACCGTCAATCTTATTGATTGCTATCTGTTTTGGGTAGCGTCAACTTGCTTTAATTACATGATAATTAAATAGTATAGGCTAAACTCTAAAATACTTATTCTAAACTGTTAAGACGTTTACTCTTTGGAAGTAAACTGAATAAGAAATTGTTTCCGCTAGTTATCGGTAAATGATCCGTTACCATAAGATCATGTTACTTTACTTTTGCTAGTCTTATACTCACTAGCTCCGATGGATTGCCGCTAAAAGTTAATCAGTAACAAGAAAAACTTTATTACCTAATATTGACAACTGGTGTTGATGTCTAGGTTTGCAGTTCCAATTTTCAAATAACGTGGGCTAACAGGTAAGGGCTAATATTTCCGACTAATGCCAAGCCATGAACCCTAAATATCAGGTATTCTTTTATTGTAAATTGTGACGTTACGTCACTTTTATTTAGGTCAACAGTTATGACCTAATTATTTTTTATATATAATATGTGTAATAACTGGATAAAAGAACAGAAGTAGAACAAAAGTAGGGTGATTGATGAACAGTATTTTGCGGGTACTCAGGCCTATGAAAAAGCCTTTACCCTACTCAGTGAGCAGTACAGAGCCTCTGAGCGTTTTGTTACCGTTCTGTTTACTGTTTGTTCTACTAATATAGTTTAATGTTAAACTACTTTTAAAATATAGTTTAATGGTCAATTAATTTTGTGGGGTAGGTATTTCGGACACTGTAAAAAGGGGATATAGGTATGCATAACTTACCTAATTTTGAGCAATGTTTTTCAAAATGTTACATTATAACACTGCAAAATGTATATTCTTAATAGTATATTGTGTAAAATACTTAATAAATACAGTAAGTTATACTAAAAAGAGATACCTTTTTTATTTTTTGACCTAGTGTTATGTTATAACATAGCATACGGGTATGGGACACTGGGGGTGTACACGTACATATATACCCAAAATGACAGAAATTAGGAAAATTAGGTTGTTAACCACTTTGTTTTAAACCTGTAATATTTGTAACAATATATGTATTAGTGTTGATAAATTAATACTTGACAGCCGGGCCGCTATAGTATATAATTATGTATACATAACGTATTACTTAAAGCTTAACTTAACTCTACTATTACTAAATTAATTAAAGTTAATAGATACTAAGAGTAATACTTAAAGTAATACTTAAAGTAATACATTACTCTTACTAGTAACGATAAGAGTTTTTACAACTTTTTTCTGTCGTCCCCATAAAAGTGCTTGCTTTTCCCAAAACTTAAAGTATAACTAGCAATGTCCAAGAAAAAAATGTATGCTTCGGATTCCGTTATAGAGGAATTTTACAAAGCACTAGCTGACAACAACGAAGCAAAACTACGAAGAGTACATATACCACGTTCAGACGTATTCTATGTACGAGAAGCTATTCATCAAAATACAGGAGTTAGGTATACTCTAGACAGAGTAGAACGTGCTATGTATTTGGAAGGGCATCTTAACAAGCATGACGTGTTAGATCCCGAAAGAAAAAGAGATTGGGAATAATGGTAGAAGAATACGACTTAGATAAAAATGGTAAACTGGACGCAGAAGAGCGTGAGATCTATTTAGAAGATAGACGCAGAAAGATGGAAGATGAAGATGCCAAGCGTGATGCCCAGCGCAACATGACTTGGTTTGCTTTATCTGGAATGGTGCTCTATCCAATGGGTATCTTTCTCTGTACACTACTGGGCATGGATACAGCAGCAATGTTAATAGCTGATATTGCTAATATCTATGTCGTATCTGTATCAGCACTTGTTGGTGCATACTTTGGATTTACAGCAATGGGAAGTAAAAAATGATACAAGGTTTGATTGGACCTATAGCAAGTTTAGCAGGAACATGGTTAAATGGAAAAGTTGAAACAAAAGCTGCAGAGACTAAAGCAAAAGTTGCCAAAGCTGAAGCTGAGGCGCAGATTATGTTGTCTCGTGCAACCAGTGAGGCAGATTGGGAAAAGATTATGGCACAAGGTAGCCAGTCTTCGTGGAAAGACGAATGGCTGACTATTTTGTTTTCAATACCACTTGTGCTTGTGTTCACAGGTGACTGGGGTAGAGAGATAGTAGCAAATGGTTTTGCTGCACTTGAGACTATGCCTCAGTGGTATCAATATACACTTGGAGTAATCGTGGCTGCTAGTTTTGGTGTAAGGTCAGCTACTAAGTTTTTTGGGAAATAGATATGGCATTTAAATTAAGCAGACGTAGCCTTGATAGGTTAGAGGGTGTTGACGAGAGAATGGTAGCAGTTGTTAAACATGCTATCACAGCAACAAAGACTGACTTTGGAGTTATCCAAGGTATGAGAACTGTAGAGCAACAGAAAGAGTTGGTGGCAAAGGGTGCAAGTCAGACCATGAAGAGTAAGCACCTAGAGGGACTGGCAGTAGATCTAATGGCCTATATTAATGGTCGTGGCTCTTGGGAGCTAAACTTGTATGATGACTTGGCTGACGCTATGAAAGAAGGTGCAGACTTTGTCGGATGTAAAGTTCGATGGGGTGCAGCTTGGCACATAGATAATATCGGTGACTACGAAGGATCTATGGAAGATGCAATGAATGAATATATTGATCTACGTAGGTCTCAGGGACGTAGACCTTTTATTGATGGACCACATTTTGAATTGATGGTGTAGATATGGCAACAACCAAAGACGTAGAACGTCTACCTAGTGGCAAACTAAAATACCGTGGTGAAATATTTCCGGGATATAATAAACCAAAGAAAACTCCCGGTGGATCTAAAAAATCTGCTGTCCTTGCCAAGAAAGGCAAAGAGGTAAAGATTGTTCGTTTTGGTGATCCTAACATGAGTATTAAAAAAGATCAGCCGGGAAGACGTAAAAGTTTTAGGGCAAGACATAATTGTGATACAGCAACTGACAAGTTTACTGCACGTTATTGGTCTTGTAAGGCTTGGTGATGTGGATGGCTGTATTGTTGGTGTGTACAACCCCATCAGCATTATCTTGTCAGGTTGTAGCAAAACCAGAACCTTTCTATATAGAGGAAGCTTGTAAACAAGAAACTATTATTATAACAGATGACTTAATATCAAAAGGTATGTACGCAGTGCCAACATGTGTTAAAATCGGAACAAACTTATAGGAGTATAACTTCATGACTAAAAAGAAGAGTACAGTAAATGCTGCTGGTAATTACACCAAACCGGGTCTTAGAAAAAGTATATTCAACAGAGTTAAAGCCGGTAGCAAAGGTGGCAAGCCCGGACAATGGTCTGCGAGAAAAGCCCAAATGGTTGCAAAACAATACAAAGCAAAAGGAGGAGGATATAAATGAGAAGGTATTTAAAGAGACTTTGGTGTGCCTTGATAAATCGTAAATGTAATCCAAATTGTGAGTGTTGTTAAATGGCATTAAGTAAATCAAATAAAACAAAAGTAAAAAAAGTTATTAAAGGTTTAAACAAAGCTTCTAAACTTCACGCTAGTCAAGCTAAAACCTTAAAAGGTATTACAAAAAATGGCACTAGGAAAATCTCAAAAAAGTCTTAAGAACTGGACAAAACAAAAGTGGCGAACTAAAAGTGGTAAGCCTAGTTCTAAGACTGGTGAGCGTTATTTACCTACTGCGGCTATTAAGTCTCTTAGCAGTGCTGAGTATGCCGCTACAACCAGAGCTAAAAGAAAAGGCTCAAAGGCAGGTAAGCAGCATGTGGCTCAACCTAAGAAAATCGCAGAAAAGACTAGACGATTTAGATCTGCTAAAGGTGGTCTTGCACGACAAGCCGCTATAGCTATTAATATGAAAAAACGTGGTGTAAAACCAAAAGGTAAAAAGAAGTAATGGCTAAAGATCCTAAAGTAGGTACAGGTAAAAAACCTAAAGGTTCTGGTCGTAGACTGTACACGGATGAAAATCCAAAAGACACAGTATCAATAAAGTTTGCTACGATAGCTGACGCAAAAGCAACTATAGCAAAAGTAAAAAGATTAAGAAAACCTTACGCAAGGAAAATTCAGATCTTGACAGTAGCCGAACAACGTGCTAAAGTAATGGGGAAAACTGCAATAGCTAACTTATTTAAAAAGGCGAAAGCAGACTTGCGAAGGAAACATAAAAAAGATGGCGTATCTAACAAGTAGCATTCCTCACTTTAAAGCGTGGGTAAGAAGAGAATACACAAAAAATTTAGAAGAGTATCATGGAGAGTTCTTACATTGTATGGTCATTGGTGTCACTACTATGCCAAACAGGACTCTCAGCTTTCAAGTTATTTTTACAGGCTGCGAGTCTGATGATAGTGATAGCCCCAATATACATGGTGGTGCGATGTGGGCTAGATTACCTCTTGTAGCTCTGGTGGCAGATACCCCCCTAGAAGATTGGCCTGAAGAGTTACCACCTTATCTAGCACAGCCTTGGGATTGTATGTCGCATCACCACAGTGTGTATAAATTAGAAAGAGCAACTCCAGCTCCTTGGATAGCAAAAGTTGATGGAGAGTTCTACCCAGCTAAATATTATTTTACTGTAGACTACACAGACAGTGAAGTTGCAGATGACCCAGCACAACATAAACAATCTCATGTATTAGAGTTGTTAGATGCTGGAGAATATACTGGTAACATGGTTGCGTTACCCAATAACAGAGTGAGAGTAACTCACCCAGCTTGGTTTGAAACAGGAGAAGGTGCTCCTGACTTTAGACCAAATCAACATATATACAACTCGAAAGAACACGTAGACTATGTTTGGGATACGCAACGAGTTTTTAACAATTTATATAGTGAGGAAGAATCATGAAGATGAAGAAAAAAGGCTACGCAATGGGTGGCATGAAAAAGAAAGGTATGGCTAAAGGTGGCATGAAGAAGAAGGGTTATGCTAAAGGAGCCATGATGAAGAAAAAAGGTATGGCTAAGGGTGGCCTAAAAATGGTAAAGAATAAAGATGGAGATATGGTTCCATTTTATGCTGCTGACGGAAAAGGTAAAATGTATGGCGGTGGCATGGCCATGAAGAAAAAAGGTATGGCCAAAGGCGGTATGAAGAAAAAAGGTATGGCCAAAGGTGGTGCTATGATGAAAAAGAAAGCATACGCTAAAGGTGGTAGAGTTGCTATGTACAACCAAGGTGGTATGGTTAAGTCTACAGGTACTATGAATACAGGTATAAAGACTGCTAAGAATACTTACAAATAAGGAACAGCAAAATGGCTATGTCACTTAGAACTTATTTAAATAATAAAATAAAAGAAAAAGGTTCTAGTCTTTCTAAAGAAAAAGCTAAGGCTAGTAAATATAAAAGTATTGCTGCAGCAAAAAAGGCTGGCGCACTTTACTATACTAATAAAGATGGTAAAGTAATGGCTGCAGTATATGCAGAAGATCTTAAAAAAGCTAAACCTAAACTAGGTGTAGGTAAACGACCAAAAGTAGAAGTCAGAACTCTTAGTAACATTCGTGGTGGTCGTGGTGATAACAAAAATGAGGTTTTAATAAGACGTGCTGAAATAGCAATATCTGCTGGAACTGAACCTAAAAAATCATCTAGCATTAGACCTAAAGCCAGACCTACAAAAACAGCGTTAAGAGCAAAAATAAGAAAATTAAATACGCAAATAGCTAACGCTAGACAAAAAGGTAAAGACAACAAAACAGCTGTAGCTGAAGTTAAAAGACTTACTAGTCTGCTTAGAAAGCTAAAGTAAGTTAGATGGCTGAAGCTAAATATTTTACTAAAGCAAAGAACTTATCTGCTACATCAGGTGGGGCAAGTGGTGATGTAATATACACTTGCCCTAATAATTTTGTTTCGTTAATTAAATTTTTAATTGTTTCTAATGGAGCAACAAGTTCTAAGAAGTATAGTATACAACTATTTGAGTCATCTACAACTACTTATCACAGTATTGCAGATGAGATTAGTTTAGCAGCCAGTACAAATGAAAAAGTTATAGAAGGTAATTCTTTTATTGCATTAGCTGCAGGTGATAAGATTGTAGCTTTCGAAGAAGGTGGCTCTGATTTTCATATAACACTATCTGGTGAAGAACATTTTCAACCAGCTTAGTGCATAACGGGGTTGCATTATTATCTGTAGTATGTTATAACTAATTGAATATAACTACTCCTGCCTAGTTAGGGCTAACATTTAAAGGAGTAGAAAATGTTTAAAGCATATTGTAACAGAATTTTAGAAGCAATTCAAGTAGCACAGCAAAAACGAGCAGACTATCAAACACTGATGAATTTATCTGAACGTGAACTCAGTGATTTAGGAATTGGTAGATCTCAGATAAGAGAAAAAGTTTATGGCGAGAGAACTCACTGAAAAACAACAGGCATTTTTAAACGCATTGTTTAATGAAGCTAGAGGCAATCCTGTTCAAGCTAAAAAGCTTGCAGGATATGCCGATGGTGTGTCTACAACTTCTGTAATGGCTCCATTAAAAGAGGAGATTGCAGAAAAAACTAGAGATTTTATTGCAACAAGTGGCCCAAAAGCAGTGTGGTCTATGATGCATGTACTAGAAAACCCTACTGACTTGGGAAATAAAGAGAAAATGGCAGCAGCTAAAGACTTTCTAGACCGAGCTGGCTTTGTAAAAACAGAAAAAGTCGAAGTAAAATCAGAAAGCCCCTTGTTTATTCTGCCTCCGAAAGCAGATGAAGACTAAAACTTGGCAGTTACCTAAGCCTGAAAAGGTAAATGACGAATATGAGTGGGTTCCAGTAGTAAGAATTGGTAGAACTATACCCTTTGGTTACAAACAAGACCCAGAAGATGCAGATATTTTACTACCAATACCGGAAGAACTAGAACTTTTTGAAGAAGCTAAGAAACATTTAAAAAGATATAGTTATAGAGAAGTTTCTGCTTGGTTAAGTACAACCTCTGGTAGAATGATCTCCCATGTAGGTTTATTTAAAAGGGTAAAACTTGAGCAAAGACGTAAGAACGCAGCTTCAGTCCAAGATTTCTATGCCCAAAGGTACAAAGAAGCGGCAGAAAAAGCGGAGAAGCTTGAAAAAGAAAGAATTGGTGCAAGACGTAGAGTTGAAGCCAACGACTCCGATCAACACACCGGATATTGAAGTAGAGCAGGTACAAAGAGAGGTAATCTTTGAGCCTAACCCCGGTCCACAGACAGACTTTTTAGCTTCAACAGAGCAAGAAGTTTTATATGGAGGATCTGCAGGTGGTGGTAAATCATATGCAATGATTGCTGATCCTGTCAGGTACTTAAATAATCCAAATGCTCGTATGCTTTTAGTACGTAGAAGCACTGAAGAGCTAAGAGAACTTATCTCGGTATCTAAACAATTATATCCTAAAGCAATTCCGGGTATAAAGTTTATGGAAAGAGATAAGACTTGGGTAGCCCCTAGTGGAGCTACACTCTGGATGTCTTACCTTGACCGTGACGATGACGTTATGAGGTATCAAGGGCAAGCATTTAACTGGATTGGTTTTGACGAATTAACGCAATGGCCTACACCCTATCCTTGGAATTACATGAGGTCACGTCTTCGTACAACCAAAGCTAGTGGGCTACCTTTATATATGAGAGCTACTAGTAACCCCGGTGGCCCCGGTCATCAGTGGGTTAAAAAAACTTTTATAGACCCACAGACACCCAATAAATCTTTTTGGGCTACAGATCCAGACACTGGTGAGATTATATGCTGGCCTAAAGGCCATACTAAAGAAGATGAGCCGTTGTTTAAACGTAGGTTTATACCTGCTAATTTATTTGACAACCCTTATTTAGCAGAAGATGGAATGTATGAAGCCAATCTTTTGTCGTTACCAGAACACCAACGCAGACAATTACTAGA